CTCTACTCGACTGACTGGGCAAAGGCCACGGATGGTCCCTCGCAGGATTCTGCGGGGATCACCTTGGACTTACTGAAAGCTTGCGGGCTCGATGAGCGGACACTCAATGTAGTCAAACTATATTGGTGCTCTCCCAAAGAGCTCTATCATGGCGGGAAGCACGTCGGTACACTTCGTAGAGGTATACCGATGGGCGACCCATTGACAAAGACTAATCTGTCACTAGCTCATCCCATCTGCGACTTATATGCGCAGTTGAAGACGAGTGCATTCTCCCTCGAAGAGGGGAATGGTGACGATACGGTTGCTATTATCGACGACCCCTTGTATGCTGAGGCACACTTGGAGGCGGCGAATATGCTTGGGTATGAAACCTCAGTGCTGGATGACGTTGTCACCACAGACTGGGGTACATACTGTGAGGAGTGGTTCCACCTGCCTGTTGAACAAGTCAACACGTGCAGGTGGGGGTCACGATTCAAAAATTCAAATCTCCTGCCCTATCTTGACGTCCCGAAAATCAGGACCATGATAGCGACAGAAAAAGACAGAGAAGACTTTTCGTCTAACCCGCAAGGTAAGGTTACCTTGTTAGGGCACGACGCCGAGTACTTCAACAGATATGATCCAGGTCCGTACAGTACTATTTACAGTATCTGTGCGGCCATACAAGATGTCAGCCTGGCGACGATCGACCAAAACATCCCGCTCTTTTTGCCTCGGCAAATAAACGGAATTGGAAGACCGCCTCCAGACTGGAACCCGGAAAGCTGGTTGAATGTGATGAAACATTCACGACCTTGGGTCGCGAAGTATTATCTCACAATCATGCATGATATAAATGAGGGTCTGGACAGCATCTCTGGCTACAGAGGTGCTCTTAAAGAGTCAAACCACTTCTCCAAGGAGATGATGGTCGAGCTCTTCCAGATCCCAAAAGATGATCCAATCCGTCGGCATATCGCAGTTCCTCGTGAGGAATGGTGCGAGTATCCCGAAGGAGTGTTACTCAAGTTGGTGACACTTGGCTACCTTGTTCCTGAGAGCAAGCTAGAAAAGTATTACCTATTCCAAGAGCGCATTTCGTCTCTCGAACAAGATCTGCCAGAGGCAGACCTATTCCAGGTCGTAAAGCGCAAAATGATTGATTACCCAACGATCGATGTCGAAAGCCAAGAGGCTCGAGATATCGTCGAAAGGTTTGTTGAAGATTATAGGGATCAGCCGTACCAACTTAACATTGGTAAGGAGGAAAACCTATATACAATACGAGCAATTGAGAAGTTAGCCGAGGGTGACCCCTTAAGGGTAACGCACGACTTCCCTCTCATCAAGAAGTTCACTAAGCGAGAACGGCCAGATACCAAGTATGAGGAGCAGGGGCTGCTCCTATACCAATGGTTTATGGGTGCCTCGCTCGCCCATTCCAAGGGCCTGGACATGGGGATTCCCCCAACCGACATCATCGAAGATGATCCGGTAATTGTCCAAGCCGTTGCGAATGGCGGCGGTGATATACATGTAATCGCCACAGATGACGTGAAGCTCTACAGACTATGTCTGAACAAGTTTCCCGACACCTGGGTCTTCAGAATGAGTGTCATCCACTACCTCCAAACGAACACATGGTGTTCCGAAGAGGGAGTGGTTGACTATGACAAAGAATTGGAGTCATGCTTTCGCGAAACTTATCCGAACCTCCGTGCTCCCGTAAGGGTTCACGTAGATAAGGGTAACGTTGAAGCGTGGCTCGCAAAATACAATCCAGATCCTTCTACCACGGGCTCCTACTGGGAAACAGTTGGGATTCCGTGGCGGAAGAACATACATAAGAGGAACATGGTAAGGAAACCGCGAGGTAGCTTTATCAAGACCCCTAAGACTGCTAGTTTTAAGGACCTGCGTATGCCCCGTTCGTTGTACGATTGGGAAACACACAGGATTTTGAAACGTTCAATAACCGACGTCGAAAGTGAATCCGACTGAGTCAGCATTGACAAGTTGGCCGAACTTTCGGTAACAATACACACCTAAGTGGTCGATCGCTCAAAAGGCGAAAGATCACGGGTGGGCTCCCGAG